CAAGAGGCAGGGGCCGATAAGGCTGACCTAGCAGCATTGCGCCAGCAAGACGTTCTAACACAATCTGCGGTTACACCAGACAAGGCAGAAGACTTTGAGCACAGGCTCAACAATGCTTCCTCAGCCGAGGAAATATTGGGTCTTCTCCGCTCACAAGAATAACCGTTCATAGTCATAGGAGACTAAATTGCCAAACGCATATACATCGACTGGCTCTGCCTCACTCGGCGGAACAGCAGGTGGTGCAGGTCTCGTACAGAAGGCATATGACCGCCTTCTCGAGTTCGCTCTCCGCTCAGAACCACTCATCCGTTCTGTCGCAGATAAGCGTCCTGCACGCCAAGCATTTCCAGGTTCAACCGTAGTTCTTCAGAAGTACGTTGACCTTGACCAAGCAACATCAGCACTGACCGAGACAACGGACCCAGATGCAGTTGCAATGTCAACACCAAGCTCCGTCACCATTACTCTTTCTGAGTACGGTAACGCAGTTCTCGTAACTCGTGCACTCGAGCTCTTCTCGCTCGCAGATGTCGACCCAGCGATTGCAAACATCATTGCTTACAACCTCGCTGATTCTATCGACACAGTAGCGATGAACACTCTTCGCACAGGTTCCAACAACATCTTCGCAGGAAACGCAACTGCTGTTTCCAATGTCGATGCTGCTGACACCATTGACTCTGCAGACATCCGTCGTGCAGTTGCAAAGCTCCGTGCCAACAAGGCTAAGGCTCGCCGTGGTTCGTACTACTGGGCTGGAATCCACCCAGAAGTTTCACACGACCTCCGCGCAGAGTCCGGCAACCTCGGATGGAACTTCGTCCACGCACAGAGCAACCCAGCCGTCAACAACATCTGGGCTGGCGAGATTGGCGACTACGAAGGTGCATTCTTTGTTGAGTCCCCACGTCTCTACAACGCAAAGACTGGTGCAGACCAGACTCCTCTTGCTACAACCGCTGTAACCGTTGCTGGTACTTCCGGAGGCTTCACCGTTGGTGTTGCTTCTTCGGCTGTCGTTGCAACTCGCGCTGAGGTTGGCGACAAGATTGATGCAACCGGTATGGGAACTGGCGCGAAGATTACTTCGATTGCTACTTCCGGAAACAACGTCATCTTCACCGTTGATGTTGCTAACACCGCTGCTGTTCAAGCAACAACTGCAATCGTCACGGTAACTCCTGTTACCCGTGTCTTCAACACCATCGTATGCGGTGCTCAGGCAATGGCAGAAGCTGTTGCTGAAGAGCCACACGTCGTTATCGGTAACGTAACTGATAAGTTGATGCGCTTCCGCCCAATGGGCTGGTACGGCGTTCTCGGCTTCGCAGTCTACCGCGACGAGGCACTCTTCCGCATTACCTCTGGTTCCTCAATCGCTGCTCTCTAGTTGATTGACTGGTGGGCTAGGGCAACCTAGCCTACTGGTAAGTTCATTAGAAAGGGACTGATATGGCTGAATGGAAATTTGTAACACCAACAGTCGATGAGGGTTTTACAGGTGTCCAAAGGCTATTTGAGTTCTATCGACTAGCCCGAGGAATCACCATCGTAATGAATCCTACGACTGGTCAATACGAACAAGTTCGTTATCCGCTTGATGAGATTCTTCCCAACTATCCACAGGTATATCGAGGTGGATATGAATACACGGTGGACGACACCACAAAGGCAGCACTAATCGCTGGTGGCGTAGGTGTAACAGAGGAGAACTTTACAGCACTATGAAGCATTGGGAAGCCCATCCTGAGTACGTAGAGGGATGCTTTGGATGCAAGGGACTAACCCTCAGTATGAATGCCGGTGACGCTGATAGTCGTCGAGTGATGCCTAACAAGAAGTTCAACCGGGAGCTTGAGGCCTATAAGGAGGCCAGAGAGCAGGGTATCCAGCCAGCTGGTACCTCAATGAGGAAAATCGAAGAAGCAGTAAAAGCGTCAGAGACATTGGGCAGAGCATACGATGCTCAAAAGATGCCTCCGGCAAAGCACATCAATAAAAAATCAGCAGAGGTAATGAAAGAACTGGGAGTATAGATATGCCAATGGTAGGCGCAAAGAAGTTCCCTTACACGGCTAAGGGCAAGGCTATGGCTAAGAAGGCTGCAGCAAAGAAGATGGCAAAGAAGGCAGTTGCTAAGAAAGCTGTCGCAAAGCGAATGGCTAAGTAGTAATGATGCGTTCAACTCGCGTTGGTGAGATGAAGGAATCTCGCTCTGACGCAAATAAGGCAAAGCAGCTTGAGATGGCTCGCAAGGCTGAGGAAGCTTTCCGCAAAAGAATGGAAAGTGGAAAAGTCAAGGACATCAACAAGCTTCGCCAAAAGATTGCAGACCAATACGGCGTATGGCCTGATGGGATGATGGACTAATGAAGAAGGCAGCAGCTAAGAAGAAAGTCGCAAAGGTAATGCGCGAGTTCAAGGCTGGCACTCTTCACGCTGGAAAGGACCCAAAGGGTCCAAAGAAGGCTAAGGTCGTCAAGAACCGCAAGCAAGCAATAGCTATCGCCTTGAGCCAAGCAGGTATGGCAAGAAAGAAAAAGGGGAAGAAGTAAGTGAAGAAAAAAGACCCTCGCCTTGAGAGAGCCGGAGTTTCCGGATTCAATAAGCCGAAGCGCACACCGAACCACCCAAAGAAGTCACACATCGTTGTGGCAAAGGTGGGGAGCCAAATCAAGACCATCCGATTTGGTGAACAGGGCGCTAAGACTGCCGGTGCTCCCAAGGCTGGGGAGTCTGAGCGTATGAAGATGAAGCGCAAGAGCTTCAAAGCTCGTCATTCAAAGAACATCGCCAAAGGCAAGATGAGCGCAGCCTATTGGGCAGATAAGGTGAAATGGTGAAGAAGAAGGGCAAAGCATTTTGGGACAAGAAGAATCCGAAGCGTACATCTACAAAACTGACCTCTGCACAGAAGGCTGCTGCCAAGCGACGTGCAAAGGCTGCGGGACGTCCGTATCCAAATCTGATTGATAATGCAGCAGTAGCAAGGAAGAAGGGCAAGTAATGGCAACGGGCACAGCAGGAAGTTCTTTTACTAGCGAGCTCAATAGGCTTGCCAATGGTGGGACGTATCCGGCTATTTCGGCATACCTGGCTCCCACAAAGGCAGCCAATGTTTATGCTGGAACTACCAACCTTGCTCTCATTGGTGCCCTCAATAAGAAGGCAGATGCTAACCGCCAGCCAAAAGACTACAAGGCCCTAGGCGGAATCTGCAATGAACTGGCTGGTACGACTGGCCTATCCCCAACTGACGCCCTAAGGAGTATCAACCTGTGACAACCCTTGCTGAAATGATTGATGAGGTTACTATCAACCTCTCGGGGTATACCTACCAGCAGGACCGCTCCACATACCTGACGGCAGCAGTAACGGCCCTAACTTCTCCTAGCGCCTCTCCAACCATCCTAAGCCTCGGTTCCACCGAGAACGTAGGCAAAGGAATCATCGAGGTCGGCGAGGAGCTTATGTGGGTCAACTCCTTCGACAGGATTTCCAATACGGCAACCATTGCGCCTTACGGCAGAGGGTATCTGGGCACTACTGCGACCACCCACGCCGTCGATGCCAAGGTAACCATCTCCCCCATCTTCCCTCGCCACTCCATCAAGAAGGCCATCAACGACACCATCCGTGCTATTGGCACTCAGCTTATGGTTGTGAAGCAGACAACCTTTACCTGGAATGCAGCCGTCAACACGTACGACCTGGGAGCCCTCAACATTGAGAGCATTTTGACCGTAATGTGGCAAGATACTGGCCCTAGCCAGGAGTGGATTCGTGTCGGGCGATACGACTTCGACCCATTGGCTGAGACAGCAACTTGGGGAACAGGCTCACAGACGATTACTATTTATGAACCAATTACTCCGGGACGTACTGTAAAAATTATGTACGTTACGCAGCCTACATCATTTACTGCTGACAATCAACAGCTTACCACACAAACAGGATATCCTGAAACGGTCAAGGATGTCATCATCTTGGGTGCAGCTTATCGACTCCTTACCTATCTTGACCCAGCTCGTGCTTCTCAAATCTCTCCACAAGCAGATGAGATTGACGCACGTCGACCATTCGGTTCCGCTAACACGGCAGTCCGACAAGTATACGCATTATTCCAACAACGACTCAGGGAAGAAGTTTCTGCTTTCCAGGGTCAATATCCTCCCCGCATTCGCTTCAACCGATAGGAAACTGAATGACACTACGCAGATATTCTTCACGCTCACAGCAAACAACGCTGACGGGTCCAATCACCTCGGGAGCCACCTCTATGACGGTGGTATCTGGTTCAGCCCTCCTCGGTGGTGTTGACGCATCATCAATATCGACCAGCGCTACGTTTACCGTAGTCATCGACCCAGATACGGCAGTCGAAGAAATTGTTGATGTAACTCAAGTTTCCACAAATACCTTTACTATCGTTCGTTCAATAGATACTGTAGCAGGAGCGCAATCTCACTCTGCGGGTGCTGTCGTAAGACATATGGCGATTGGTCGTGACTATCGGGACGCCAATCTCCACGCTAACGCAAGTGCATCATACAATGATGGTAGCGGTACTGCTGTAATCCTATACGGTATTGCTGCTGGCGAGGGTGATGTCGTAGGTACTGCAAAGACCCAGACTCTAACCAACAAGACCATCACTTCTCCTACCATCTCTAATCCTACATTTACTGGCACACCTTCTGCTGGTGCAAGCATTGTCTTTGAGGGTTCTACCTCAGATGACTTTGAGACAACGCTAACCGTTGTTGACCCTAC